ACCGAATCATTCCTCACCGGAATGAGAAGTCTTTTTGAAGATCATTATGTATCAATCCCTGAAGAGAAATATGATGTTCTCTCTACTATGGTAGAGAAGTTAGATGAAATGGAAGATAAACTCAACGAGCAAATCGAAAGAAATATTGCTCTCAAACAAAGATTAGCCGAGTCGGTTGCTGATGTAATCTTCTCCGAGGTCTGCGAAGGTCTGGCACTTTCACAGAAGGAAAAACTCGCTTCTCTTGCCGAAAATGTTGAGTTTGATAGTGAAGACACCTATCGTGAGAAACTGGTAACTCTGAGAAATTCTTATTTCCCAGCAAATGCCGGTGCTCAAAGAGACAACTCAGAGAACATTTCTGAGAACACTGAGACTTCGGCTCAACCAGCGGTGTCTGGTTTGATGGAGTCCTATCTCAGCACTCTGACCAGAGTTTCTAAAAAGTGATTTTTAGATCATAAGTCAAACTAAAACTTTTAAGAGGTAAAATTCAAATGCAAGGTTTCAATGCTGAAGCTCTGCAGGAGAAGTGGGCACCTATCCTCAATCATGAGGGTCTCGGTGGCATCAACGATGCTCACAAGAGAATGGTAACCGCAGTTCTCCTGGAGAACCAAGAAAGAGCACTCCGCGAAGAGCGTGAGTTCCTGTCCGAAGCACCTTCCTACTCCAACACCACTTCCGCAACTTCGGGTGGTTTCGGTGGTAGCAGTGCTGCTCCAACCGCAGGTTTCGACCCCGTTCTGATCTCCCTGATCAGACGCTCCATGCCTAACCTGGTCGCTTATGACCTCGCTGGCGTTCAACCAATGAACGGTCCTACTGGACTCATCTTCGCAATGCGTTCACGTTATACCAGCCAGACTGGTGACGAGGCACTGTTCGACGAAGCAAACACCAGATTCTCTGGCGCACGCGACGTAAACTTCGATCCCGTTCTCGGTATCGGTACTACTGCAGCACAGTCCGGAAGCAATCCTGGCGTTCTGAACGATACACCTGCTGGCGCATACACCACTGGTGGTGGAATGTCAACTGCTGATGCTGAGCGTCTTGGTACGAACAGTGTAGAGTTCAACGAGATGGCATTCTCAATCGAGAAAGTCACCGTTACCGCACAGTCAAGAGCACTGAAAGCTGAGTACTCATTAGAACTCGCTCAGGACCTCAAGGCAATCCACGGTCTGAATGCAGAAGCTGAGTTGGCAAACATTCTGTCAACTGAGATCCTCGCTGAAATCAACCGTGAAGTTATCCGTACCATCTATAAGGCTGCTGAAGTTGGTGCTCAGGATAACGTCGCTAACGCTGGTATCTTCGACCTCGACATCGACTCCAACGGTCGTTGGTCTGTTGAGAAGTTTAAGGGTCTGATCTTCCAAATCGAGCGCGATGCCAACGCTATCGCACAAAGAACTCGTAGAGGGAAGGGCAACGTTATTCTCTGCTCCGCAGACGTTGCTTCCGCTCTGACCATGGCTGGTGTACTCGACTACACCCCTGCTCTCAACGCTAACCTGAACGTTGATGACACTGGTAACACCTTCGCTGGTGTTCTGCAAGGTAAGTATCGTGTTTATATCGATCCTTATTCGGCAAATACTGGTGCTGCTTCACAGTACTACGTTGTTGGTTATAAGGGTACTTCACCTTATGACGCTGGTCTGTTCTATTGCCCATACGTTCCTCTGCAGATGGTACGTGCCGTTGGGGAGAACACCTTCCAGCCTAAGATCGGCTTTAAGACCCGCTACGGTATCGTTGCTAACCCATTCGCAAACAATGGCGCACTCAGCAGCCCTACCGCAGAGGGTACACACGCCGTCACCGCAAACGCAAACCGCTACTACAGAAGAGTACAGGTCAAGAACTTGATGTGATTTCTTTCACAAAAGTTTATCAGAGGGTTCTTCGGAACCCTCTTTTTTTATCTAAATACAAATAAAAACAAATGGCTGGTGCATTTGATAAGCAGATAAGTAATAGAAATTTTTTATCTCCTGTTGGATTTAACTTTAAGTTATCCAAAGAACCCAAAGTTTCTTTTTTCTGCAATTCGGCAAGAATACCCGAAATTAGTTTAGGAACTGCCGTACAACCATCATACTTAAAGGATCTTGATGTTCCTGGAGACAAGTTGACGTATGGTGATTTTTCATTGAGATTTTTGGTTGACGAAAATCTTGTAAATTATATGGCAATTCATAATTGGTTGACTGGTCTTGGATATCCAGAAACAACTCAAGATTTTAAAGATCTAATTACCGAAAACGATATACAAGATCCAAAAAAACAGTTTAGTGATGGAAGTCTTCACATTCTGAACAGCAACTTTAGAGATGTTGCCATTGTAAAATTTAAGGACTTATTTCCAATTTATCTGACCTCTTTGGAATTTGAGGCATCAGACACGGACATCAATTACTTTACGGCAGAAGTTACTTTTAAATATACCGTGTATAATATCTTAGGTGCGGATGGTAGAACTCCCTTATGAAATATGGTATTCGTTATAAGGAAGTTTCTTTCCGTGAAAACTCATTACAAATCGTCAACAATGCACTAAAACTATCAAATAATTTTAGTGTAGCAGAATTAGATAGACTTGGTGTTTCAAATAAAAGAAAGTCCAAGGTGTCCTGGGTGAATAACTCAGATTTATACACTTTACTTTTGAAGATGGTAAAAAATATAAATGAATCTTCTGGGTGGAATTTTAATATTACCGGAGTAGAACCAGTTCAGTATGGAATATACGAACCTGGTGGGAAATATGATTGGCACGTAGATCAACACCAGAGTCCGCTTAATGGAAATGTGAGAAAAATTAGTATGTCTCTTTTTTTGAATGATGACTATGAAGGTGGTGAATTTGATTTAGAATTGTATGGTCCATCAGAAAAAAGGAGGTATGAAACTTTTAAATTATCTGCTGGATCTGCCTTGTTTTTTCATGGAGATCAATGGCACAGAGTTCGCCCAGTCACGTCTGGTGTAAGAAAATCTTTAGTTGCCTGGTTCTATGGTCCAGAATTTAAATAGTCGCTTTACAAAAGGACTCACATTTCCTATAATGTAGGAACTATTGCAAGTCAAATTATCTCATGAATCTAGACGAAATTCAGGAGATGTGGAAAAGAGATTCGGTTATTGATCCCGATAATTTGCACGATGAATCAATAAAAATTCCACAACTCCATGCAAAATATTATACCATACATAATACAATTACTTTGTTGAGAGAAAGGGCAAGAGAAACTTACAATAGAGTCAAACTTGAGAGGTATAACTACTACACGGGAAAGGCAGATCCAGAGGTTTATGAGCAAGAACCATTCCCATATAAGGTAAGAGACAAAGATGCCTTACAGAGGCATATGGACGCCGATGAGAAACTGAATAAGATTGATGTGAAGATTCGGTATTATGATGTGATGCTCCGTTTCCTTGAGGATATTATCAAGACCATTTCCAATAGAACTTACCAAATTAAAAACTCTATAGAATGGCACAGATTTCAAGCAGGATTTAACTAATGGACGAAGACAATCTTTACGAACAAGACTTTAATCCAGACTTACCCTTTGTCTCAATGGATATGGGAATTGAGGATGTGAGACAGATACATGAATCGATAAGTCTTCATCTTCAAAACTGGGTATCATGCCCAGATAAAAAAGGAAGATTGGAAAGTTTGAAAGATTTTTTAGAAAGGTTGATGTTAGAATATACCTTTAAGACGATGGAATAAATATCCATAGGTGATCCTTATGGATAATGTCTCATTTGATTATATCAAAAAAGAACGAAGTATATCTTCAGGTAAAAGCAGAGCCACACGTCTACTATGAGTTAGCAGACCAATTTACCTTTGATGTACCAGGCGCAAAGTTTATGCCTCAATACCGTAACAAGTATTGGGACGGAAAAATTCGTTTGTTCAATACCCAGACTGGTGAGATATATGTCGGGTTGTTGGACAAACTAACGCGGTTCTGTGAGAACCATGAATATACCTATGAGTTTGCCGACAACAAATTCTATGGTCTTCCTTTTGAGGTCAATGACTTCATTTCAAAGGAAGGTGTGAAGGATTATATGAATGCTATTTGTAAGTATTCCCCCCGTGAATACCAAGTAGAGGGAGTATACGACGCCCTAAGACATAATAGAAAGTTGTTGATATCCCCAACTGCTTCTGGAAAGTCTCTGATGATATATTCTCTTGTGAGATATTACGTTGAGAAAGGACAAAATATTCTGATAGTCGTTCCGACGACTTCGCTTGTAGAGCAAATGTATAAAGACTTTGCAGACTATGGTTGGGACGTAGGTTCATTTTGTCACAAAATTTACGCGGGAAAAGAAAGAGAGACTGACTCGCAGGTGATTATCACCACCTGGCAGTCCATCTACAAACTCCCTCGCAAATATTTTTCAAGATTTAATGTGGTCGTTGGAGATGAAGCACACCAGTTTAAGTCTAAGTCTCTAATATCTATAATGGGAAAACTTTCAGATGCGAAATACAGGTTTGGTTTTACAGGCACTCTTGATGGAACTCAAACTCATAAGTGGGTACTGGAGGGTTTATTCGGTCCCTCCTACAAAATCATCAGAACAGAAGAACTGATGAAGAAAGGACACGTTGCCAAGTTAGACATCAACGTGCTTCTATTGAAACACTCGCCACATAAGTTTGAAAATTTTGAAGAAGAAGTCCAGTACATTATCAATCATGAACGACGCAACAAGTTTATACGTAACCTTGCCCTTGATCTTAAAGGTAATACGCTCATACTATTCTCCCGTGTTGAAGGGCACGGACAACCCCTATACGATTTAATAAATAACTCTAAGGCAGATGAACGTCATGTCTTTTTCGTTCATGGTGGAGTGGCAACTGAAGACAGAGAAAAAGTAAGGGAGATTACAGAAAGAGAAAACAACGCGATTATTGTCGCTTCATACGGTACATTCTCTACTGGTATCAACATTAAAAATCTCCACAATGTTATTTTTGCTTCTCCTTCAAAATCCAGAATCAGAAATCTCCAAAGCATTGGACGAGTGCTCAGAAAAGGCAATAATAAAACAAAAGCAACTTTATATGATATTGCTGACGACATTTCCTACAAATCTAGGAGAAATTACACCCTTAATCATTTGATAGAAAGAATCAAAGTTTATAACGAAGAGAATTTTAATTATGATATTGTAAACATTCCACTAAAAAACTAATGGGAATTATCAAATATTTAAAAAATATTTTCACAAAAAAAGAAGAGATTGTAGAAGAAAATCAAATTAGCGATGAGTTTTATTCAATCATCAAAATGACTTCTGGTGAAGAAATATTATCACTTACTATGATCGATGAAAATGACGGAGAACCTGTTATTGTCCTTCAAAATCCAATAATAATAAAAGTATTAACATATCAACGTGGTGTTCATATTAAAATAAAACCTTGGATCGAAATGTCATCTGATGATTTCTTTATTGTAAAATTTGATAAAATTATTACAATGACAGAAACTAATGATGAAAGATTGATTAATATTTACAATAATTACATAGAAGATGAAGAGAATGATTCTATTGATAACTATCAATCATCAAAGTCGAATCAAATTAAACCATCTAAAAAAATGGGTTATATTTCATCAGTAGAAGATGCCCGTAAAAAACTTGAGAGTATCTTTAATAACTCTATAGAAAGCTAAGTTTTGATCTTTAACCGGGACAAAGGTAGTCTACACACATTTTTATAACTTGTCAAGTCCTTAAAGTATGTTATAATAATAACAACTTATGTTATAAGAGACCAATGTTATGCCTAAAAAGAAGACAGAGCACTATGTAAACAACAAAGAGTTGTTAGAAGCGATGATTGTTTAT